CCTGTATCAAATACATAAGGATAAGCATCTGGTATAAAGCCTCTTTGCATTGGCTTGTATAACTGCATAGCTTGACCTCTTCCTACGTTATTTAATACACCTGTGTACTTACCGTATGCTGCACTCTTATCAAAGTCCCAACGAGCTTGAAACAAGCAACCACTAGGGTAATCGAATACATAACTATCTGTACCGTACCCTGTTATAGTTGTTTCTGTCTTTCTAAAAAATACTTTAGCTTGTGACACAGCTTTCTTATTAGAAAACTTACCAAGTGTTTCATATCCTGTTACAAGATAAGCTTTTTGGTCTGTACCAAAATCTTTAAATACACGATTCCCTCTAGAAGAGAAGGAGTACGTAACATTAGTATCAGTCTGAAGAGAATTAGGGTAGTACAAAGCATTAGCTATAGTAAATGGCATACGGAGTTTGTATGAGGCACTAGACTGTTTCTGAGGATAGAATGCTCCTATAGTAGTATCTAGAACTAAACCTTCTCCCTGTGTCTTAGGTAGCCACCACTCACATTGTTTTGTACCAGAATTATACACACCTTGTGCGCCTTCTCCTGCAAGAGTAGACAAGTAGTAAGAACGGATTGTTGTTTCTGTTATATCAGCAGCATCCACACCTTTAAACTGATTTACAGACAACTGCATAATACCGTTATTGGAAAAGTAATAAACACTGTTATCGGCTACTACAATACTCTTAGAGCTATCTATTCCTCTTTCTGTAATTTTTTCTACATTAAAAGATGTAGCTTTAAATCCTCCATCAGGGTTGTAGATATACCACACACCATTACCAGCAAAAATAAGAACACCTGAACTATAAGATTGCATAGCTTTAATGCGCTGAGTATCTTCTAGTTCTATAACTCCTCCATCTGTATCTAATAAATCAGGGAACTCACTACTAGTAGGGTCATTCTGTTGGTAACATCTCCCTGCATCGTTGTCAGTTTCGACAACTTGAGTGAAGTACACCATACTGTCTACAGCGTAAAAGAATCTCCCAAATGCACTAGCACAGGAAGTAGGGTTCTTAAAGTTCTTTTTTGGGTTATCTACTGCCATAGTCTCCTCCTCTTTCTTTTAATATCATTATTCTGGATCTAAAAATTCATCATAGGGTGGCTTGTAAGGAGGAACACCACCACCACCAGAAGGAGTGTTAGGGTCATCAGGGTCTATAACATCAGGCTCATCTGGACTATATGTAGGAGTTCCTGCGAAGTTTATAGTACCTATAGGGACAAGTGTTGTGCTTGGCGCACCATCATCTTCGGGAGAACTTAACTTAGAAGTTCTGTCAAAATTATTAATATCATAAACATAGTGACCTCTTCCTGCTTTACTGTTACCAAAGTTAGCTCCCTCAACATCTTTAGCTGAGAACACTGTATCACCACTTTCATCTATAATAACTCCAATAGACGCTACTTGTGCATTACTCGGATAGTAACCATTACCTCCTTCTCCTGCCTGAGCATTTGTGTAATCTTTGAAAGCTGTAGTCACTAGTTTTTCTATTTTATTGTCTTCCACATCAGCTCTTTTAAGATGCCAATCAGCATTAAATAGATTGTACTTATGGTTGTCTGAAAGATTAGTCGGATTCTCAGATATTTCTAACCCATCATCCACTAATTCAAAGTCACGTACATTTACCTTAATACTACTAACAAAAATTTCCTTTGTAAGTTCTTTGTACTCACACATAATAGGATTCGTACCTTGGTCTGTAGTAATGACAAGGTAGTTAGTAGTCTCAGCTATTTGTGTTTTTACTACAGCAGAAGAAATTGCAAGTTCTGCTATAAATGTAAAGTCATCATCTACTGCATGAAAACGCAGTTTTGTTTGCGGGGTGTCGTCTGTAACTGTAAGGCATACTAAAGATGGGCCTCTCCAATAGAACACGTTTTCTACAGCAGCAAATCCACCAGTAACAACAAAAGGAGTTACTAGCTCTTCAAATCCTAATCGTCTTTTACGAATTAAGCCATCTTTGTTAATTACAAAATTTAATTCACCTGCTGTAAATCCTTCAGGAAAAGTTAAAGCAGAGGACTCTGTATTCAAACCTTTAATTAAGGAAAGGTAATCTTTTTGACCTGAAGCTCTAGGCATTTTTAATCCTTATATCCACCCATTAAAAACTTCTTAATGGCACTAGGTTGTTTATGTTTAGATGGGACTTCTAAGCCATTTGCTTCTGCCCACTTCAATAAGTCCGCTTTAGAAATTAAACTCTCTAAATCTGCACTTTTATCAACAGAGGATTCAGGTGCTTTTTTACTTAATTGATAAAGCTCCCAAGCTCTAGCTGCTTCACTCTTTCTAATAAAGCATCCACTTAATGCCTCAGCAACTTTGCCACTACGACTCCATCTATAAAACCCATCAAAAATTAATTTGTAATCAGTATCCATTATCCGCCATGACCTCTTGGTACATAACTCCCACTTAAACCCCTTCTGCCGTATTTAGGTTTGCTTTCGCTTTGACCTAGTGTACGGTTGTCTTGTTGGAGTTTTATTTTCTTGACTCTCGCTCTTTGAGCAATCATGCCAATAGGTTGTTGATGAACTAAAGTAAGTGCTTCATTAAGAAACATATCTAAGAAAGTTTCAGACAAATGATTCGGAATTGGTATTACAAAAGAATCTTCTTGTAAAAATACTTTCTCTTGTGAAGCTACAAATCTGGTCTTACTTGCTTGAAGGGTAGTATCGAATTCGTTATTATAAGAATCGAATACAACATGAACATTATCAAAAGAGGTAAAATAAGAAGGAAACTGGTTAGTACTGATAGACATTTTATTATCATTGTAACCTTCCACTATTATAGAATTTGTTTTATTAGAATGCAAAGTATATTCAATGAAGTCAAGAGGAGGTAAGTAACCAACTAATTTGTAGTCAAGTTCTCCTGCTTCCTTTGATACATTGTACCATATCTTACTTCTTTGTATCTTCTGAACCCTTTCAGGTAACAGCATGTAGTTAGGTCGAGTTGTATCAGCTAAAGACTCTAGAGTTAGCTCATCCATAGTAAACAAGACGTTGTCATACTCTTGAAGCATTTGGTAATACACACGCTCCGCAATTTTAGCTACTTGTTGAGATTCATCCGTATCAAAAATACTGTCTACATAAAAACCGCTTGTCGCATCAAGGTACTCTTGTGTAACTTGTAATAATGTTCTTTTCATTTTTCTCTCCAAGGAACTTTATGAAAGGGACTCCTAAGAATCCCTTTTAAAAGTTAACTCTTGCTTAGACAGGAGTTGCTATAGTCACTAGTGCTTCAGGACGTTTAAGCGCAAAGCCATAACGACAAGTAGCAGACCATTCATCACGTTTCAGGTTAGTGTTACGGAAGAATTCAGTCTCAGGACGCTGACGGATAACACCCATAAACGGCATTGAAGTGTCATTAGCCATAGACATTGCAATACAACCTTTACCAGTAATTGCACCGCCACCAGTACCATCACTCTTAGCTAGAGCTTCGGCAGTAACTGCTGGCAAGTTGTGACTTACCATAATGTTAATACCAGCAATGTTACGAACAATGTTAAGCTTATCGCCAAAACCAGTTTGTACTAAACCTTGAACATCGAAGTTAAACTGAGAACCATTACTTACTTCAGTAATGTTTAATAGTTTATTAAGTTCGTATTCGGCTTCAGGAGTGACTATTAACATACGATTTTCGGTAGGGATATAAGCCTTATCGAAAGCGTACTTGACGAACATAATGTCCTCAATAGTTAAAGCACCACCAGTACCACCGCCTTTAAGACGATGAGGAACACCACCAATAGCGTTGTTATTACCAAGGGTCTGAGAGTTAGCTGTAGCTAAACAAGCAACTTCCAAATCCGTAGCCATAGCAATACCAGACTTGTGAACATTCTCTTGATAGAACGCTTCTGACTGATGCGCGTCCTGCTTCATACGATCTGTTACAAAGAAACCGTCCTGCTTATATGCAGTAACAGTAAGGTCTTTACGAGAAGTAGTCATACCATCATAGGCAATCTGAGTATTCTCGGTGTAGTCTGTAACATCACGATCTGCCGTTAAAGTAACATTAAGAGTGTCACCATCAGGGAAGATACCTGTTTTGTCATCGAACAAAGGACGACCAACTAACCAGTCATCGAACTGCTTCTCTAAAGAAACTTGATATAGCTCTTGACGAACTAGGTTAGGGACTTGTGCATAAGTAAAATTTGACATAATATTTTCTCAGTTAGAAAGTTAATTTAACACCTTGTTTCTCTGCAATCTTACGATAGTTATCTATAGCTGTATTAACACGAGTACGGTCATTAAAACCACGCGATAGGTCTAGCCCAGATTCCTTTTTCTGCGTAAAACCAGATACAGAGTTACTAGGGTTATAAGTTGTTTTGGGTTGTTTATCTAAACCAAATAACTTCTTAAAGCGTTTTGGATTAGCTTGTGCTTCTTTGATAATGTCTTCATCAGACATACCTAAGTCCTTAGCACTTTCACGGAGTTTCTCCTCAAAAGAATCTCCATATATCGCTTGTGCAGCTCCTATACTTTCATTTTGGTTTTTACTAAACACTTCTTGTTGTTGGGAAGTGCTTAATGACCCCATAACTTCTTGTAGTAGTTGCTGTTTAAGCGTTTCAACGTCCAACTGAGGGGTTGTCTCAGTGGTTTGACTTGGCTGTAATTCGTTCACAGGGGATTCCTCTTTATTTTTTAATTGTGATAAAGCGTCTTCCAGCTTTGTACTTTGGTTAAGTTTAGCTTCAAGTTCCTGAATTCGAGCTTCCATCGTTTTAGTCTCATCAACCTTATCTTTGATAAAGTTTTGAGCAGATTGCCAAGATTGTTGAGCTTCTTCTGTGTTGTTAAAAAGACGCTCCTTACCTTGACTATCTGTACCACCAAAGAGTGGTTTAACCTCTTCCTGAGATTCTGGCTGGTTAGCCTCCAAATTTTCTTTTACATCTGGGTTAGATGTTTGCATTCTTAATCACCTTAATGTTGTTTACTTTTACCGAACCAACCACTACCTTTTAGTTGAAAGTTCGAGCTTCTTATCACCTTTGACATAGTCCTTTTACATTCTTTACATTCAACCTTTGGAGATTCTGTCATGCCATGTACAACCTCCTTATCATATTCACATTCGTAGCAGTGATAAACATACGTAGCCATTAAATTTTCCAATCTAGCTTTTTTATAATTTCTCTTAGTAGTCTTCTTTGAGCTTTATTCTTTATAGATACATAAGAAAATTGAAACTTTGAAATAAACTCATTTTTAGATTCATCTTCTTTTACTAATTTTTCTATAGAATCTTCTAAATGCGATATAAAAAGTTCTGTAAAATTATTCTTATGCCACCTTTTATAACGCTCAATATCTTTTTTCTTTTCTTCTGGATTCAAAGCACTAAAATGCTCTGACATAAAAGAAGGTACTTTAAAGCTCATCCTCTTCCTCCATCATTCCCATTTCTAGACTAGTTGGTTGTGAGCTAGATTTAACCATCTCTTGTTCAGCCATCATTTGCTTCTCTTGCATTTCTAGGTTCTCATCTATAGAAGCAAACTTGTTAATAAATGCGTATTGATCGAATCCATATAAACCTTCAACTGTTTTAGCCAAGTTATAGGTATTAATATGAGGAGCTACCATCTGTGCAATATTCGTGTTAGTTAACTGTGTTAAGCCTTGTAGTTGCTGTAACTGTCTACTGAAACGTCTACTACCGACTGGAAGTAACTTACCATTTGCACTTAGGTCTTCTTCTGTAATACTGGTAGTAAGGAGAATGCCTTCTTCATCTTCTTCTAGAACTTTAATAATACTAGAGAAGTTATCCTTAGCTATTCTCATTTCAGCTTGTACGAGAGGCTCTAACAAATCTTCTTCTACTTGAGCTACTTTATTAATAAACCCTCGGAATGCACCATCATTAAGACTCTGTACTTCTGTAGCAGTCTTCTCCCCTGCTGTCCTAAATCCAGCCAACTGCTGAGGTAGTCTTGCACTTGTACGAGCTAAGTCCCTATGCATCATTATTTGGTTATCAAAAGTTAAAACTGTACTGTCAGGACGTATATCTGAAACACTCCCACCTTCAGGCATTATGTACTTCGTATGCCCTGTAACTTCGTCATATATCTCTTCTACATCACCAACATAAGATCTATCTGGATAAATGAATTTGTCAATAGCATCATTCTTACCATTCTCCCTGTGGTTAATCATGTAGTTAATTCCTATAACTTTATCTAGTGGTCCTTGACTCCATAAGTTATCAGGTCTTGAAGTCCATCCACCTTTAAATACAGAAGGTTTAATTTCTTCTTTATCTAATATAATAGTGTCTTTATCCACAACAACAATACAGCGTTTCTTATAAACCTTTGTTTCTACTTCATCTAATATATCACCATAGAACCAAAGTAACTCTACGTACCCAGAACTATAGTACTCATCTAGACTACCAAAACCTTGAGGTATGAATTGCTTATCTTTATAGCGTTCAGCTCTGTCTCTAAAACCTCCTGTACGCCTCTGTAAGAGACTTTGGGTTTCTTCTGAGGTAATCATCTGATCTTCATCAGATATGTTCTCTAAGAACTCTAGAAGCTCTCCTACGGATACTAGACTACGTATTATCTTAGGAGTCTTTTCAAAATCTGTAGCTGTAGGATTAAATACAATATCAAAAGGACTGATACGTTTTACTGCTGGTCCTGAGTACCCTGAGAGGTAGCCTTCTTCTGTATCTACTGTATCGTTCTTGTAATAAGCTTGAGCGAAACAATTCCCATAACGTACCAAGTCATCAATTACTTTA